GCAGAAGCATCACCAGTGAATACTTTAGAACCAACTAAAGCACCGATACGGTCTACTAATTCTTGTTTTAGGTAAGTAATAAATGCTTCGATTGACATAGCTTCTAATTTGAATGTGATTTCAATAAGTTTAGATACTTCTTTACCTGCTAAAGTAATTTCTACTACTTCATTTTGTTCTGCTACAGTAGGATTTTTCTCACCATAGAATTTAGCATCTCCAGAAGTAATAGCTTTGTGCTTAAGAATACGTACATTACCTTTGATTTCTAATTTACGAGCATTACCGAAGAATGGATATTGTTCAGATACAAGACCAATTACTTCATTCATAGTTGTTTGTGGAATTACTACTTGATTATCTTCTGCATATGTTACGTTTTCCATTTCTACTTGAGATAATTCTTTACCCATTAATACTTTAGCGAATGCATTTTCTAATAATACTTTGTTTTCCATTTGTGGTTGTTCCCCTAACATTGTAATTTGTTTTGTGTTTACGATTTCATCTGTTTTAATTGATTTATTTTCTAGTGATACTACTGATTGTTCTTTAAGAGCATTTAAGTTAGCCATTTCACGTTGAATACCTTCAAACTTATTATCTAACTCTTTTACTTCTTCCATTTTAGCTGTAGAATCTTCAAATTTACTTTCTGCAATCAAACCCTCTGCTTCTGCTACTAATGCATTACGCATTTCTAAATATTCTTCTTTGTTCATATTATTTAATCTCCTTTAGTTTTAGTAAATTAAGTTGTGCTGTAAGTTTTACACACTCATTTTTAATTTTTTCTTCTTGTTTTTGTTGATTCTTGATTTCATTGTACTTATCAATTGCTTTTTTAGGTAAGATGTGTTCGTTTGCTAAACTTGCAACTA